TGGGGCATCAAGGCTGGCGAGGGCATCAAGGCTGGCTGGGGCATCAAGGCTGGCTTGGGCATCAAGGCTGGCGAGGGCATCGAGGTAAATAACCGTATTTTCGCTGGCACTTCTGTTTATCACAACAGTACGAACTGCGATAAGACAATCAAGTGCCAGAGACTTTTGAAAGGCGAAATTGCCTACGGAGTGCTGGAGCTTACGAAAGCGGGTGCAAGGAATGACGCATGAAACATTTGGCGAGCGTTTAAAGCGCCTTCGCGAGACAAACGGATATACGCAGGTGCAGCTTGCCAAAAAAGCGGGGATTCAGCAGTGCCAGGTCAGTTATCTTGAGAGAGACCACAAGGAGCCGAGGCTCATTACAGCGATTCTGTTGTGCAAGGCGCTTGGGGTTTCACTTGATGATCTGGTGCTTGGGGAGAAAACGAACAAAGCAGCACACTAGCACTCAAGGGGAGGAGACGAACAATGTATATCTATCAACTGACGCGGCACAATTCGATACGCCACAGGCTTGAGATCCGTCGTATGGGCAGCGACGTGATCCCGAGGGACAAGAGCTGGCAGGTTATTGTGCCGTTTGTGGTGAGCGTTGGAGCATTTTGTGTGGAGTTTGTCAGGTGGTGGCTGTGCGTATGAGCATTGAAGAAATCCGCAGAATGGATGATCCACTGCTGACTCCGGAGCAGGCAGCGCAGGTGCTTGGGTGCAACCCGCAGAGCATACGCGTGGCGGCAAGAGAAAAACCGGAACTGCTGGGATTTCCTGTAATCAGGGTTGGGACGAGGACGAAGATACCACGCGAACCGTTTCTTCAATTTATCACAGGGAGGGCTTGCGAATGATGACATCAGAGCTGGAGAACCCGATGGCGATTGGCGATTATTACGAAGAAGCGAAAGTATATGCCTACTGCGACGAGTGCGGGGAGGCCATTTATGAGGGAGACTGGTTCCACATCATTGGACATGGTGACGAAGCTTTGAAGGTGTGTGACCAGTGCTGCCGGAGGAAGGTGGCAGAATGAACGTCATAGAGCCGGTGAAAGCAATTCTGACTGTGACGGTTGGGTTTCATCCGCACAATGTGTGCTGCGATGGATGCCGGTTTTGCAGGACGGATACGACCAACCGGGATCGAAAACGGTGCGCGATCAGCGAGGAAATCTTGTTTAACACGAAACAGCGCGGGCTTTGGTGCCCGCTGGTATTTGGAAACGATGATGAATTGGAGTGCGAGCAATGTGCATGTTCAGAGATTTGAGAGCGGACGAGATTGAGTGCCGGATAGCGCAGGCAAAGGATACAGGCGTTTCCCTGCTGCTGTACAAGGACGCCAGATGCGACCAGACCATTCTGGACGAGACGGTGGGTGCGATGAACTGGCAGAGAGCGCACACACGAGATAACGCAAACTGTGTGGTGTCCATTTGGGACGAAAAAAAGGGCCAGTGGGTTGGTAAGGAGGACACCGGCACAGAGAGCAACACGGAAAAGGAAAAGGGGCTTGCGTCAGACAGTTTCAAACGCGCCTGCTTTAACTGGGGCATTGGGCGTGAACTGTATACGGCTCCCTTCATCTGGATCAAGGCAGAAGAGTGCATGTCGCTGAAAAACAACGGTCAGAAGTGGCAGTGCTATGACACCTTTTTTGTAGAGAAGATCAAGATTGAAAACAAGCGGATAACAGCAATTGCAATCCGCAACAAAAAAAGCGGCAGGCGCTGCTTTGTGTGGCAGGCGCAGGAGGCACAATGATCAGCACAACAGGCAAGGCATACGACCACAGGGGCGGAATCGCGGTCAAAACAAGCCGCCCTCCTGTGGACAATCTGAGCGAGGATGTGCTGGTGATGTGGCACGACAAGCGATCCATCAGCCCGGAACAGCGGCGGAAAAGCTGGGCGCTCATAGGTGAAATCAGCGCGGCGTATGGCTACCTGAGCACCGGCGACAAAAAGCTGCTCAACGGAGACATGAAACGCAAGTTCCTGTTGGAACGAATGGACGAGCTGACAGTGGATGCAATCAGACGATTTTCGCTGTCTGATGTGGATATGACCACAGCACGGCTGTACATCGACTTTCTTGTTGAATTCATTGTGGAGCATGAGATCCCGACGAGGGAACCGCTTTCGGAGCTGGCTGAGGATATCCAGTCCTACGTATATGCCTGCATGATGAACAAAGTGTGCGCCATTTGCCGGAAGAAAGCAGATTTACACCATGTTGACCGTGTTGGAATGGGTCGGAACAGGGATGATATGTGCCACATCGGCATGGAGGCGCTTCCGTTATGCAGGGAGCACCACATGGAGGCGCACCAGCACGGTGACAGAGCGTTACTGGACAAGTACCACCTTGAAACAATTACGATAGACGAAAGGATTGCCAAAAGACACAGCATTGGCAAAAAGGAGAAAAACACATGAACAAACTGACGATTATTGGGAACCTTGTGGCTGATCCTCAGATGCGAACCACCCAGAGCGGTATCAATGTATGTACGTTTACAGTAGCGGTCAACAAACGGCAGAAGGGCGATGCGCAGGGAGCTGACTTCTTTCGCGTGAGCGCATGGAGGAAGCTGGGCGAAAACTGCCAGCGGTTTCTGACCAAGGGCCGCAAGGTGTGCGTGGTTGGGGAAGTAAGCGTGAGCACCTATACCACGCAAAATGGCGAAACAAGGGCTAGCATGGGTATCAACGCGCAGAACGTGGAATTCCTTTCAGGTGCAAACGAACAGCACAGAGAGGCGGTTCAGGAGCAGCCAGAGGCATTGGGCAACGGGTGGCAGGAAGTGGACGACGATCTGCCGTGGGAGTGAGTGTATGGGCAAGATGATCGAAGTATCGAGAGCAGAGCATGAAATGCTGGTTGCAGCTTATGCGCAGGACGGATTAACGATTGCAAAACTGGAAAAGGAACTGGCACAGGCAAAAAGCGCTATCAAGCGGCTGCTGGTTCTTTCAGGGAATATGCTTTGCTGCGATTTCTGCGAGTGTGATCCGGGATTTTGCAACTGTTGTGAATCGGATGCATTTTGGAACGGGAAGGGCGACGATGAAGTACCAGAACAAAAAAACGACGGTTGATGGCATTGAATTTGACAGCCGAAAAGAAGCAAGAAGGTACTGGGAACTGAGCATGCTCGTGCGCTCAGGAAACATCACCGATCTGCGCATGCAAGTCAAATTCGAGCTGATTCCATCACAACGGATCAACGGGAAAGTGGCCGAACGTGCTGTCCATTACATTGCAGACTTCGTATACAAAAACGCGGCTGGCGAAACTGTTGTGGAAGATGCGAAGGGCGTGCGAACAAAAGACTACATCATAAAGCGCAAGTTGATGCTTTACAGACACGGAATCAGAGTGTTGGAGGTGTAACATGAAAAGAATCAAGATTAAACTTCTGCGCGGGATGAACACTGTTAGCCCACAGGTCAATTCTGACTGGATCGATCTCAGGGCTGCAGAAGAAGTGGCGCTGGAAACAGGCGATTACAAAGCCATTCCCCTTGGTGCGGCCATTGAACTGCCGAAAGGATATGAAGCCATCATTGCACCGAGAAGCAGCACATACAAGCACTTCGGCATCCTGTTGGCCAACAGCATCGGTGTGATTGATGAGAGCTACAAGGGCGAAAGCGATGAATGGCACTTTCCGGCACTGGCGATGCGCAATACCGTAATCCATGCGGGGGATCGCATCTGCCAGTTCAGGATCATCAAGCACCAGCCGAAGTTCACTCTGAAATGGGTGAAGCGTTTGAACAACAGAAACCGAGGAGGACTTGGAAGCACAGGGAGGCGATGAGATGCGCAACTGCAAACCGACGCAGGCGCAGCGCGTGCTGGCTTACATTCACGAATATGGAAGCATAACGCAATACGATGCCCTGAAAGACCTTGGCGTGATGAGACTGGCATCGAGGGTGTCCGAGCTGAACAAGAAAGGATACACCATTGTGGGCATGATGGTGGCTGTAAAGAACCGTTTTGGAGAGACCTGTCACGTGAAACAGTACCGTATGGGAAGTGGCGCGGATGGCTGATGTGAAGTGGATCAAGCTTGCAACGGGTCTGCCTGATAACAGAAAAATCAAGCAGATCCGGCGCTTGCCGGATGGTGACACCATTGCACTGATGTGGGTTTTTCTGATGTGTATTGCAGGGGAAACGAATGATGAAGGCATGGTGTACTTCACACCTGAGATACCTTTCACGGACGAAATGCTTGCCGATCAGTTTTCAATTGACATTAATACGATTCGGCTTGGTCTGACCACATTTCAACGCTTCGGCATGATTGAAATTGTCGATGATATCATCTGCCTTCCGTCTTGGGAGAAGTGGCAATCGGTTGATAAGCTATCTGAAATTCGTGAACAGACTCGAAAACGTGTTGCCAAGCATCGCGAAAAGCAAAAACTTTCTGCTGGTAACGTTACATGTAACGTTACAGTAACGCAAAGTAACGCAACAGAAGAAGAACTAGATGTAAGACAAGAGAAGAAAGAGAGGATAGATTATCAGCTTATCGCTGATATGTACAACCGCCTCTGCCCTTCCCTTCCTCCAATCCGTTCTCTGTCTGATGCACGAAAAAAAGCAATCAAGGCAAGGATGAACACCTATAAACTGGATGACTTCAAGAAGGTATTTGAAAATGCGGAAGCTTCTTCTTTCCTGAAGGGAAGCAACAACCGAAACTGGTCAGCAAACTTCGATTGGCTGATCAAGGATACCAACATGGCAAAGGTGCTGGACGGCAACTACTGCGACAGGAACAAGGGCGTTTCCAATCGTGTGAACAGCAATGACTACGACAACGGTGATCAGGTGCCGTGGTAAGGAGAGATACCAATGAACATCGGAATGTTTGCTGAAATTCTTCAGCCTGCCATGAGCAGGGATAACAGCGCACCGGATGACCTGATGACAGAGGATGGGCTTCGGATCTGCGCTGTGTGCGGGGAGAAGAAACAGACATGGTTTGAGGTGGATGGTCTGATTCCCAAAAGCAAGGTGCCGTGCATGTGCAAATGCGAACGGGACAAGCGGGAAGCGGAGAAAGCTGCACGCAAGCAGCAGGAAATGATGCTGCGCATAGACCGCTACCGCAGGGACGGGCTGACGGACGAGCAGTACCGGGCATGCACCTTCGACGTGGATGACGGAGCGGACGAGCATGCAAGCCAATTCTGCAAAGCCTATGTGGAGAACTGGAAGTGGGTGCAGGAGAACAATGCTGGCATCATGTTGTGGGGTGATGTGGGCGGTGGCAAGACCTTCCTTGCTGCTTGCATCGCCAACGCACTGATCGACAAGGGAATTCCGGCCACGATGACCACGATATCAAGGCTGGCGGCAGCAATGACAAAAGATTTTGGCGCAGAGCGCGGCAATGTGCTGTCGATGGTTGCAAATGCTCCACTGCTGGTGCTGGATGACGTAGGAACTGAACGTGACACGGAAACCAGCAATGAACAGGTGTACGAGATCATCAACACACGGTACAAGGCCAAGAAACCGCTGATCGTTACCACAAACCTGACGATGACCGCTATGAAAAATGCGGAAAACGTGACACACAAGCGCATTTATGACCGAATCGTGGAAATGTGTTCGCCATGCAAGGTGACCAGCAGCGGACGAAGACAAAAGGCCGCACGAAGCAAAATGGAACAGATGATGGCACAGTTTGGACTGAACGGATGATTGTATGAAATACAAGACATGCAAAAGCTGCATGTGGTGGTGGGATCTGAACGGAACAGGCGAACGCAGGTGCTATCGCAACATCAGCCCACTGTATAACCAAAAGACAAAGAACGGATGCGCAAAGCACGAGGATTTTTCAAAAACATCAAAAGAATCTGACTGCGAACGTGCGAAAGGGATAACGCGGAAAATGAGGATCAAAGAAATCCGGGAGCTTATGTGCGACGATGGATGGCCAACCGTACATACGAAGAGCAGCCGGCGAGGCGAACCAAATCCGATGGCGTGCGTGGAAGGCGAGAGTATGTGCCTGGGCGGCGTGCAGTACCTCAAGCAGATGAAAGAGGAGGACTTCCGAGAGCTATTGTGCGGCGGGGATTGCAACACATGCAGGCAGCCGTGCAACCTGCGGCGGCTTGCACTGATGCGAAAAATTAAACCAATTGTGGTACGGCCAAAAGCAAAACCAAGAAGGCTCAGTTTTTACGACATGGCGATGAAGCCCTATTGGCTGCGATATCCTGAACGGAGGGAAAAGCATGAAGCAGCGAGTGTTTAACCATTTGTGTGATGCAGCCATGGCGAGAAAACGGTTTCATCCTGCTGCATGCCAGACCTGTGAAAGCCGGTGCGAGTACGGAAGGCAGGCGCTTGACCTGATGGGCATTCAGATGGGCAGGGAGAGCGGGCGGGACGATCTGTTTGAAATGCCGGTTTACGGAAGGGACAGAAAGGCGAACAGGATCATCAGCGCCATCAACAAGCGGAGGGTGAAGTGATGGAGGACACCATGAAGCAGGCTTCTCTCCGCTGGTTGTACGGAGAACTGAGAAAGGCCAAGATTGCGCTTGGAAGGGCTGAAGAAAAGCCGGGAGTGAAGCGTGAAGAACTTGAAGCGCTGGAAAGGAAAACCGCTGTGATTGACTGGATCATTCCGATTGTGATAAGGGAGGAAGACAATGAGACCGATTGATGCTGACCTGCTGAAAGATGGTTTTGAGGAAGACGGACACCTTTCACCGTACATCGAGCAGTACATTGATGCTTGTCCTACGGTGGAAACGCCTGACCAATTCACAATCTCCGATCTCAAAAGGGCGCTGCTGCAGGTGAAGGAGATTTGCGATAACAACCGATGCGTGAATTGCCCGTTCCACAAAATGGACGAAACAAATATTCCGTATTGTCCGATGCATGAAGATGATGACGGAATCAGCATTCATCAGCCTGCGTTTTGGGTTATTAATGACGAGGAGGATGCATGATGGCTTTCTGGTGTAAAGGCAAGAAAGATTACTGCGACAAAGGAAATTGCGATAACTGTGAGTTTGAAGATGGTTCCGGCGGGTTCGAATTGGGCGAGGACGAAGAGGGCATTTTTATAAACCAGTGGATCAGCGTGAAGGATAGGTTGCCGGAGCTTGAACAAGATGTGCTTGTTTATGCAGTTGGAAAAGGAGATGGCTTTACAGATTTTCATATCGTCATATCTAAACGATATGTGTTTCGTTTGGTTTCAACTAGTAGTGGAATCGAAGAATGGCAGGCTCCTTGGCCGTATTTCAACAGAAACTATGAAGTCACCCATTGGATGCCTTTGCCCGAAGCACCGAAGGAGGAAAGTTAATGTGGTTTGCTCTTCTATTGATGAATGTGATTCCAACAGTGTGCCTAACACTTCTGGCTATTCATTTCGATAAATGGTGGATCGTGCTGTTCGCTTTGTTGTTTGGCTTCTCTTACAAGAAAAATGATGATACGGAGGATGATGCAGAATGACACAGGAACAGCGTGAAAAGCTCTGCGAAATTATGGGGATGATCGATGGTCTGACGTGGGGCGTTGAGGATCAGCAGATTAGCGAAGGGTTTTGTGGTGTAGTGGAAGATCTGGCAAAACTGTTGGAGGAGGATAGAGAAGATGCCGTGCGTAATGCCTGAAATGCCCTATTGCCCGGCATGCCCATATGGACACATCGTCCGTTCGTGGGACGATCCAAGCTCCGAAAGCTGGGAATGCCTTTGCACAGAAGAAAACAAAAAGTGGTTTGAGGAGGATCGGAAGGATGTTTAAGCTCAGGGACTGCCCGATTTGCGGAAATCCTGTAGAGATCAAAATCGTCTTGAGGGAATATGGATTTAACGGTGTTGTAATACAATGCCCAAATTGCCGTTGTGAGCTTAAGGACGGAAACTGTGCTGAACAGATTCACGAGGAAGGAATCTTTGCAACTCCGATTACTGAACATTCTTTGAGTGAATGCCTGTATAGAGTCATCAGAAGGTGGAACCAACGTTCACAAAGAGCAAACGAACAGGATATTGGAGATGAAATGTGCACGGATGCTGACGAGTGGAAGGAGCGCAGGAAAGATGAAAACGCCTGACCTGAAGCCCTGCCCGTTTTGCGGATATGAGAATCCAAAGATGACAGAAAAGCGCAGCGGGAACAATGAACGAACGGGTGATATGTTCCAAATCCTGTGCGGCAAATGCAAGGCAAGAGGCCCTATATTCACGGCGCGATATTCCAGAACTGGCGATTTTGGAAGGCATCACTATAAAGCTGACGCATTTGCAACGGTAGAAGCTCAACAGAAAGCTATTGAAGCTTGGAACAGGAGGGTGACGGATGAAAACTGCCAATCGTAAGAAACGAAAATATATCCGCAAATGCGGCATATGTGGTGACCGCCATGATCAGTCGCATATGATACGAACCATCAACTCCCCCAACGGATGGATTTGTATGGAGTGTCATGGAAGGTTGCATCCTGAATACGATATTGAGGAGTGGTGACGGATGTTCACACAGGAGAAAGTTGACCGAAAACTCCAAGAAGCGTATGACCACATAAAGCCTTACATGAAAGAGCAAAAGTCTCTTTCAGAACTGTGCAAACAGTGTGAAGGTTGGATGGGCGGCTATCATGATTACGAAGAATGCCGGGACAAAATGTGTTTCAAATGCTGGCTGGCTATGGTTTACCTTGAATGGGAAACGTCCTACGAGTAAGGGAGGGTGACGGATGAAAACGCCTGATATGACAAAAGAAAACAACTTCGTATTACGGGAAGCCGCAAAAGCGGCATGCGATGGCTATTATACGCATCTTCAGAATGGCGGAAAAGGCGATCCGGCAGAAGAACGATGGATTGATGCTCTGTTCGCTGGTGCTGATGCGATAGCACAGGTTGTTGTGCTTGAATCCCGCCTTGCTCAGGTCGAGCGGGAGAGGGATGCGGCCATCCACGATTGCGCAATGTTCCCATGCAGGACGTGCTTAAACGAAGGAAAAGCCGCAGTATGCTACACGTGTCATGGGATTAATGGACATGGACAAGTTAATTACGAATGGCGCGGCGTTTGCGAAGAAAAAACGAAGGAGGAAACAAAATGATCATTATTCCAGAAATCAAAAAGATTGCAGCTGCAAATGACAAAAGAAACCGCTTGGCGCTCGTCGTTGACGAAAAAATTGATGCAGACGGAATGGACTTTGAAAGGGCGTATTTCGTAACGGGCTGCAAAGAAAAAACGGCCATCTTTTCCAAAACGGGCATCAACTCGATAGAGACGGCCTTTTAGATGACATGTACTATTGCGATCAGCACGCAGGGGTTTGTGAAGATGATTATTTCGGAATACTGTATTTCAAAACCAATGTTCCCGGCCAATTTGTAGCAGTACCGTTTGAATGCTGAGGTGTTTATGATGCGTGAGATCATTTTTAGGGGAAAGCGGGTTGACAACGGGGAATGGATCAGCGGGGATCTGCGTCACTGGCGGAATGGAATGGTGGGCATCCACAATGATGCGCTGGGATGCACAATGGTGGTCGTTCCTGAAACGGTTGGGCAGTACACGGGGCTGAAGGACAAGAACGGAAACAAAATCTTTGAGGGCGACGCTGTAAGAAGCGTTGATGGGCAGATTGGTTGCATCGCGTTTCTGCCGCAAGAAGCCGGATGGGTGATTGTATGGAAAAAGTATGACAGCCGAATGGGGCACAGATCGAGAGGGAGCAACTATGATTCAGACTGTACACTTGAGGTCATCGGCAAAATCCACGACAATCCTTAGCTGATCAACAAGAAAGGATGAGTAAGAATGAAACTAGCAGTTGACGGCGTGATGGTCACTGTCCACAACGGAACCATCACCGAAGAAGAAGCACTGGCCTATGTGCAGCGCGGACGGGAACAGTACAGTGAACACCTCACCGAGATCATTGCAGAGATCGATCCGCAAGATCCGGAATTTATCAGCATTGAATACAAATGGTCGTGCAAGCCTTTCCACCGGCTGCGCAGGATCACCGGCTATCTGGTCGGCTCGCTTGGAAGGTGGAACAACGCAAAACGTGCGGAAGAGCATGACCGCGTGAGACACAGAGCGGATTAAGGTGCACAAATGGCAAGAGAGGTGGAGAAGATGGGAAGGCAGTGCGGGAACGACGCACGGAAAGCGCGCGTTATCTGCCCGTTCTATCGGAGATTCGGGCAGGACGGGCGAACCATTGTTTGTGATGGATTGATTGAGCGCAACGAGATCTGCATGCACTTTCAAACAAGAGAGGATTTCGACACCTATCTGGAATATGCGTGCAACCAATACTCATACGCCCTGCGGTGCCCAATCGCAGGAATGTTGGCAGATGAATAACAGCGAGACGGCTTGCCTGAACGGCTGGCCGTTTTTTCATTGTCCAGCGGGAGAAATCATGGGTGGAAAGTTGCTACTGTAGTGCCGGAGAGGAGGCATTGCGGTGGACGAAATATGGCTGCAGGCCAAAAACGACTATATATGCGGCAAAGGATCACTGCCGAAACTGGCGCAGAAATACGGTTTGAAAATTGATGCGCTGAAAAAAAGATCCGCTGCGGAACATTGGAAGGCTGAACGAGACCGCACCACCATTGCACTGAATGAGCAGACGGTGCGCAAAACGGTGCGGAAAACAGTGCAGAAGACTGTGCAGAAAGTTGCTGAAAGGGCATCCCGCCCAGAAGGGGACAGACTTGCCAGACTGATGGCCATCGCCGACCAGATGGCCGCAAAGCTGGAACAGGCCGTGAACGAGCTTGGCAGGGAACAGCGCGTAAAAAAACTGAAACACAGGGTTTCCAAGCAGCTGGAGGACGAGAACGGCAAACCGTACATCGACGAGTGGACGACCGAAACGGATGAAAGCTGGCTGGAGGATGCGCAGATAAACAGGTATGCGCTCAGGCAACTGGCTGCAACGCTGAAGGATCTGCAATCGATAGTTGCCTATGCAAACGGAGACGGCGAAGAGCAAAAGGAAATCCGCGTGGTGATTGAAGGGGACGACGGCGGTGATCTGAGCCAATGATCGAGCTGAGGATGCAGAGGCCCAACCAAAAGCAGCTGCTGTTCTTTAAGGCGGTGAAGAAATACGTTGCTTTTGGCGGTGCACGCGGAGGCGGGAAGAGCTGGGCCGTGCGGTGGAAGGCCACCCTGCTGGCGCTCAAATATGCAGGAATCAAGATCATGATCGTGCGCCGGAGCTATCCGGAATTGAGGCAGAACCATATCGACGAGATGCGGCAGATGGTGCCAAGAGAGATTGCCAGATACAACGACAGCAAGAAGGAACTGCGATTTGAAAATGGCAGCGTGATCCTGTTTCGATACTGCGAGAGCGAGAAGGACATGGACAGGTATCAGGGCTTGGAAGTGGACGTGCTGTTTGTGGACGAGGCCACACAGCTGGAGGAAAAGGTATTCCAGATGCTCAGAGCCTGTGTGCGCGGCGTAAACAACTTTCCCAAAAGAATCTACCTGACCTGCAACCCCGGCGGGCGCGGCCATGGCTGGGTGAAGAGGCTGTTTGTGGACAGGGCATTCAAAGAGGATGAAGATCCGAGCGAGTATGCCCCACTGATCCAAGCGCTGGTGACGGACAACAAGGCGCTGATGGCCTCCCAGCCGGACTATCTGAAGCAACTGGATGCACTGCCCGGCAAGCTGAAGGCGGCATGGCGATACGGCGACTGGAACATCTTCGAGGGGCAGTTCTTTGAGGATTTCGTGGACAATCCGAAGCACTATGCGGACAAGCGATGGACGCATGTGATCGAACCATTCACGCCGCCGAAAAGCTGGAAGCTGTACAGATCATACGACTGGGGATACGCAAAGCCATTCTCCTGCGGATGGTGGGCGGTGGATCATGACGGCAGGCTGTACCGGATACTGGAATATTACGGCTGCGTGAAAGACAGCCCCAACGAGGGTTTGAAGCTATCGACCGCAGAGCAGTTTGACGAGATTGCAAGGATCGAACGCGAGCACCCATGGCTGGCTGGCAGGACGATTGAAGGCGTGGCCGACCCGTCGATCTGGGCAGAGGATGGCGGTGTGAGTACGGCGGACGTGGCAGCACGGAAGGGCGTGTACTTCTCCCCCGGAGACAACAAGCGCATTCCCGGATGGATGCAGGTGCATTACCGACTGCGCTTTGATGAGAACGGTATCCCGATGATGTACGTGTTCAAACACTGCGATGCATTCATCCGCACGATTCCCCTGCTGGTGTACGACGAGCACAGGCCGGAGGATCTGGATACGGACGGCGAAGACCATTGCGCAGACGAGGTTCGCTATATGTGCATGCTCAACCCCATCAACCCGCCTGTGGCACCGGCGAAACCGCCGAAGCCCTACGACCCGCTGGATCTGGAAGACCTGACGGGAGAAAACAGCGACTACACATTCTATCAAATCTAGGAGGGAAAGCTGAATGCAGATGTTTTTTGGGAAGAAAGCGAGAGAACAGGAGACTATGCAGGACGAGGCTGTGCAGATGCCTGTGACAGAGACGGGCGAGGCTGTGCTGCCTGCCACCGGCTACGAGCAGACGATTGGGCCTGAACAGGTGGCAGAGGCAGAAGCCATCCTCAAGAAGTACAAGGAAGGCAAGGCTGCGCTGGAAAGCCGCGTGGTGGAGAACGAAAAGTGGTTCCGCATGCGGCACTGGGACGTGGTAGGCCACAGCAAGAACAAGGGAGATCCAGAGCCGAAGAGCGGGTGGCTGTTCAACTGCATTGCCAACAAGCATGCAGACGCGATGGACAACTTCCCCACCTTTGCTGTGCTTCCGCGTGAACAGATGGACGAGGCGGATGCACAGAGCCTGTCAAGCATTCTGCCTACGGTGCTGGAACAGTGCGAATTCGAGCAGGCATACGACCGCATGTGGTGGTACAAGCTGAAGTCCGGCACCGGCGTGATGGGCGTATTCTGGGACGCTTCCAAGCTCAACGGCCTTGGCGACATCGACATCCGCACGGTGGATCTGCTCAACCTGTTCTGGGAGCCGGGTGTGAACGACATCCAGCAGAGCAGGCATCTGTTCCATGTGGAATTGCGTGACGTTGAAAGTATTCAGGAGCAGTATCCGCAGCTGAAGCGCGATGGAATCACCCTTGGCGGCACGATGGATGTGACGGTTGCGCAGTATGCCCACGACGACACGCTGGACACCAGCAGCAAATGCACGGTGGTGGACTGGTACTACAAGATCAAAAGCCCGGAAGGCAGGACTGTGCTGCATTACTGCAAGTTCTGCGCAGGACAGGTGCTGTACGCCAGCCAGAACGACCCGGCGTATGCTGAGCGCGGATACTATGACCATGGCAAGTATCCCTTTGAATTCGACACGCTGTTCCCGCTGGAGGATTCTCCTGCTGGCTTTGGCTATGTGGACGTGTGCAAAAGCCCGCAGATTTTCGTGGACAAGCTGGATCAGGCGCTGCTGAAGAATACGGTGATTGGCGCCCGCCCGCGCTTCTGGGTGAAGGGCGACGGCAGCGTGAACGAAAAGGAATATGCGGACATCACCAAGGACTTCGTGCACTTCACTGGCAGCGGAAACCCTGCGGACAGCATCTTTCCCATGCAGGTGCCTGCGCTGAACACTGTTGCTGTGACCATGCGAGGGCTGAAGGTGGACGAGCTGAAGGAAACCAGCGGCAATCGCGACTTCTCTCAGGGCGGCACGGCAGCGGGCGTGACAGCGGCCAGCGCCATTGCTGCATTGCAGGAAGCTGGCAGCAAACTGAGCCGCGACATGATCAAAGCGAGCTATCGTTCGTTTGCGCAGGTGGGCTATCTGTGCATCGAGCTGATCAGACAGTTCTACACGGAGCCGCGTATGTTCCGAATCAACGGGAATCAGGGCGGCACGGAATTTGTGGAGTTCTCCGGGCAGCAGATTGCACCCAAGCAGGTGAGCGACGGATTCATGGAAGCGACCCGCCTCCCCTACTTCGACATCAAGGTTGTGGCGGAAAAGAGCAGTCCCTTCTCCACCGTTGCCCAGAACGAGCGTGCAAAGGAACTGTACCAGATGGGATTCTTCCGGCCTGACAACGCGGATCAGAGCTTGATGATGCTGGAGATGATGCAGTTTGAAGGCATTGACACGCTGAAGCAGAAGATCTCGCAGAATGGGACGTTGTTCCAGAAGATGCAGCAGCTAGCTCCGCTGGTGATGGCAATGGCACAGCAGCTGGATGCGATGCAAGGCACGCAGTACACGCCGCAGGTGGCTCAGATCCTTGGCGTGAGCATGGGCGTTGGTATGCCGATGGGCGGAAACGGCGGGCAGGAACCGCAGTCCAACAGCCTTGGAGACGTGCTGAACGGTGCACGCAAGACCACTGCCGGTGAAGCACGCAAGCAGGCAGCACAGAACGGAACACCGAGGTGATTGATATGACCATCGTGGAATTTGGCTCCTATAACGAGGCAAAATGGATGACAGTGAGCGGTCATGCAGGTTATGCGGAGAGCGGAAAGGACATCGTGTGCGCTGGCGTGAGCATCACAGCACAAGGACTGGCAGCGGCACTGAGCCAGACGGACGGCGTGATGTGCGATGTGCAGAAGGAAGACGGAAGGATGTTTGTGGTGTGCAAACCGGTGCCACAGGTAAGACGATACGTGGACGGCATGTTTGACATGGCCCGCACGGCTTTTGAACTGCTGGCAGAGGAATATCCGCAGCATGTGAAGGTGAAATAACCAAAACGCGGCAGGAAGAACCCTGCCGTTTTTTTGTGAAAAAAGTTTCTCCAGCGGGAGAAATGGGCGTTTCACGATTGCTATTCTGTTGGTGGAGGCGCGGGAACGGCATGGATCACAACGGTCTTCAACCATCTTGTGGCAGCAAACCATGCCGTACCGTAGCCGACTGACTCATCGGAAAGGCGATGCAAAGACACTTCGGATAGACGATGGAGGGAAACACATGGATACCAAGTTCAATTTGCAGATGTTTGCAGAAGGCGGAGACGGCGGCGCAGGCGCAGGAGCAGCGACCGGCGATGCTGGAAGCGCGGCAGACAGTGCAGAAAACACGCTGGCGGACGTGGTGTATGGAAAGCAGGCAACTGAAGCACAGCCTGTTCATCAGGATGAAAACCACGATGGAGCCAGCAACGCTGAAGACCGAAAGGCTGCCTTTGAGGAGCTCATCAAGGGTGAGTACAAAGAGGAATTCGGCGACAGAGTGCAGCAGGTGATCAACAAGCGATTCAAGGAATCGAAGGCTCAGGAGGAACGTCTCAACGCCCTTCAGCCGGTGCTGGATGCACTGAGCAGCAAATACGGCGTAGACGCGAGCAATGTGGATCAGCTGATGCAAGCCATCGACGAGGACGACAGCTACTATCAGGAAGAGGCAGACAGGGAAGGCGTAACGGTTCAGCAGCTGAAACATATGCGCCAGCTGGAACGCGACAATGCCGAATTCCGAGCCGCGCTGGAACAGCGCCAGAGGCAGGAACAGGCGGCCAGTGTGTACGCCAAGTGGGAGCAGGAAGGCCAGACCGTGAAACAGCTGTACGGCGGCTTTGATCTCCATACTGAATGCCAGCATCCTGAGACGGGCCAGCAGTTTGTACGCCTGCTGCAGAACGGCGTGGATGTTCGCACGGCGTATGAAGTGATCCACAAGGACGAGCTGCTGTCTGGCGCGATTGGCTATGCGGTGCAGAGTGCGCAGAAGCGCACGATGGACAACATCCGCGCACGCGGAATGAGACCGCAGGAGAACGGCGCAGGCGGCAGCGTTGCCACCCAGATCGTGAAGAGCGACCCCTCGAAGTGGTCGGACAGCGATATGGACGAGGTGCTGCGCCGCGTCAAGGAAGGCAAAAAAATCAATTTGTGACCCGGACACACAGATGTCCGGAGAAAGGGGCATTTGTATGACTGAATACATGAATCATCTGAACCTGCAGCTGTTTGCGCAGTCCTATGCTGACACGCAGACCACGCTGCTTAACCAGCCCGGCAACGATATGTCGCCGGAAATGAAGACCTTTTACAACAAGGTGCTGATCAAGACCGCCGATCCGGAGCTTGTATATGACCGTTTCGGCGATAATGTGCCCATCCCTGAGCACAGCGGTAAGACGATGGAAATGCGCAAGCTGGCTCCTCTGAAGAAGGCCACAACTCCCCTCGTGGAAGGCGTGACTCCTGACGGCAACAAGACCGACGTGAGCACTGTGGTCGTTGAGGTGCACCAGTTTGGCGACTTCATCCGCTTCTCTGACGTGCTGGACGTGACCACCATCGACAACATGGCTGTGGAGTACACCGAGATGCTTGGCTCTCAGGCGGGCCGCACTGGTGACACCATCACCCGTGACGTGGTTTGCGCCGGCACCTGCAAGATGTTCGCGCCTGCTGTGAATAATAACGTCGAGACCGAAGTGCTGACCCGCGCCAACGTGACCGCTAAATGCCGACTGACTCCCAAGACCATGCGCAAGGCTGTCAACTACCTCAAGCGCGTAAACGCCAAGCCTTTCGAGGGCGGCTATGTGGCGATCATCCATCCCGACACCAGCTGCGACGTGACTGGCGATCCCGAGTGGGTGGAAGCGCACAAGTACGCCAGCGTGGAAGAGATCAAGGCTGGCGAGATTGGCCGTCTGCACGGCGTGCGCTATGTGGAGAGCACTGAAGCCAAGATCATTGGCCCCGCCGACATCTTCACCGATGTTCCCCGCACTACGCTGCACACTGCGCTGGACGGCACTGGCTCTACCACCGTAAAGCCTGACATGACCATTACTGCTGCGCAGGCTGCTGAACTGAGCGCCCGTATTACCGGCGGCGAAACCGTGAAGATCTACGTTGGCGGAAAGGAAGCCACCGTGACTGGCGTGACCGCTGGCGCTCCCGGCACCGCTGCTTTCACCGTCAGCGCAGCTGTCAAGAGCGTGGAAGAAGGCGCTGTGATTTGCGGTACTGGTGCTGGCAAGGATGGCAGCGCGATCTACTGCACCATGCTGCTGGCTAAAGGTGCCTATTCCACCACCAGCATCAAGGGCCTCGGCCTGCAGCACATCTTCAAGCAGCTGGGCAGCGCCGGTTCTTCTGACCCGCTGAACCAGCGCGCGACCATCGGATGGAAGATGACCAAGGCCGCTGTGCGCAAGGTGGAAGAGTACATGGTGCGCATCGAGCACTCCACTGAGAGCATGGGCCATGTGGCTGTGAGCAACTAACCAATGAACCGAACAGGGAGGAGAAGGGATGACTGCCTCCTCCCTGTACTTTTTTTGAAGGAGGAAAACACGATGGCTACTACCAACAAGATGACTGAAGACATGAAGCGGCGCGTGAAGATCCGTCTGGACAGCGGCATTGGTCAGAGGGAGCCGCTCCCTGTGCGCGTGAACGACTACACTGCCATCATCAAGCGCGGTGTGACGGTGGAAGTGCCGTATTTTGTGGCGCTGGCGATTCAGGAGAGTCAGGATGCGGATCTGAAGACTTCGCTGAGGATTGAGGAACTGTCCTCCAAATTCGAAGCCGAAAGCAAGAAGGGCTAACAATAGCGAGGGGACGGTGAGACCATGCGAATCAAGGAAACAATTTCTGAGCTGCGCGGCCTGAAGCCGAATCAGTACAGCGACGGCATGCTGGTGAAGTGGCTTTCTGATCTGGACGGGCAGATTTATGAAAATGTGATGAGGAACACGGAGGATGCGCCGCCCCCTCCCGCTCTTCCGTACAAAGAAGAACACGACATGGAGACGGAGCTGCTGGCTCCCATGCCGTATGCAGGTGTGTACATCCATTACATGGCGGCGCAGATCGACTTCCACAACGGAGAATACGAGCGTTACAACAACGGCATGGTGATGTACAACGTTGCCTTGCAGGAATTTGCCGACGCTTGGAATCGGACGCACATGCACAATCAGGATGGGGTGATCCACGTATGAGGCTGCCTGTTGTGACGGTGATCAAGCAGAAAGTGGACGGTGTGACGGCCTTTTCCGGCTACGACCACCGGCTGAAAACCAGAGACAACGCATTCCACGACATGATGAACATGTCCTGTGAATGGCTGCCCGTGATGAGCACGAGGCGCAAGCGTGGATTTATGCGCCTTTTGGACAGGCCCAACGGACTGTTTGCGCATGACAAGCTGTGCTGGGTGGACGGCACGGGCTTTTATTACGGCGGAGAACGGAAAGGCACGGTTGCGGACAGCGAAAAGCAGATGGTGCGCATGGGTGCATACGTGCTGATCTGGCCGGACGCGAAGTACTACAACACACAGACGGACGAGTTTGGGGATCTGGGTGCGTCTTTCACCACCTATTCGGATGCAAGCGTGACCTGCCACCTGTGCATGATGGACGGCGAGCTGTACACGGGCTACACCGTAAGCAGCAATGCGCCTTCCAACCCTACAAACGGTCAGCTGTGGCTGGACACCAGCGAAACGCCCAACGTGCTGCGCTACTACTCCACCACCAACTCCATGTGGCAGAGCGTGCCGACGGTGTACACGAAGATCACATCGCCGGAGATTGGCAAGAAGTTTGCCCAGCACGACGGCATCACCATCAGCGGGATGGAATTGGAAGCGCTGAACGGCGATTTCTTTGTGGTGAATTGCGGAGATGACTACCTGATCGTGGTGGCGCTGATCACCCAAACGCACACGCAGACGGCACGCGTGACCGTGGAGCGCAAGATTCCCCAGATGGACTATGTGTGCGAGATGGACAACCGGATATGGGGCTGTAACAGCGAGAAGCATGAGATTTACGCCTCTGCGCTTGGCGATGCGAAGAACTGGAACCAGTTCATGGGTCTTTCCGGCGACAGCTATGCGGCGACGGTTGGTACCTCCGGCGACTTTACAGGTGCACACGGGCATATGGGCAACATGCTTTTTTTTAAGGAAAATACGATCCACACCGTCATGGGCACGAAGCCTGCAAACTTTCAGCTGGACACCACTGAATGCCGGGGTGTGATGAAGGGCTGCCACAAGAGCCTTGTGACAGTGAATGAGACGCTTTTGTTCAAGAATCGGTACGATGTATGCCGGTTTGGCAGTGCGCTGCCGAGCACAGTATCGGATACGCTTGGCGGCGTGAGCTATCGGAATGCCGTTGGCGGCGCGATCAACGGACGGTATTACCTGTGCATGCAGGATGCAGAGGGCATGCCTCATCTGTTCGTGTACAACACCAGCACGGGTGCATGGGCAAAGGAAGATCATGTGGATGTGATGGACTTTGCAACGCTGGACGGGCACATGTACATGCTGCTGCGCAATGGCGAAGTGTGGTGCGTGGACGGTGCTGGCGCTGCGGAATATCAGGCTGAAGATGCGCACATGGAAGGCGACACGGAAGAGCACAGGCCGATGGAATGGATGATGGAGACCGGCGATATCGGCGTGGACGAACCGTACAACCGCTATGTGAGCGGCATTCAGATTCATGCGGAATGCGACCTTGGCACAGAAGTGCGGCTGGAGATCCGCTGTGACAGCGACCCGGTATGGGAGACGGCGCTGGTGAGCGTGCCTGCAACGCGCAGGAGCCTGACCATCCCCTATGTGCCCAAGCGATGCAGAACGCTGCGCATTCGCCTGAGTGGGCATGGCGGCTTCAGGCTGTACTCGATCATCAAGAGAACCGAAGTTGGGAGTGATGTGTATGGATCTTCCTAAGACGCTCATTCCAAACCTGAACACCAACGGAATGAAAACCGGCGAAAAGGTTGAGGCAGTGCTGGAGTATGTGCTGTCGATGGAAAAGAACATTCGATTTGCACTGAACAATCTGGACGAGGAAAACCTTGGCGAGAGCCTGAGCAAAACGCTGAAATCCACTGCGGAAGCAAGCGAAAAGAACAGTGAGCAGCTGATGCAGGTGATGCAGAGGGACAATAAAGGCGCAGATGGCATTTCCTGCACGCATAGCTGGAACGGAACGGTGCTGACGGTGTCTTCGGCAAGCGGTACTTCCAGCGCGGATCTGCAAGGGCCGAAGGGCGATAAAGGCGATACGGGTTCCAGAGGGCCTCAGGGCGATACTGGCGCTGCTGGTGCAGATGGCGATGACGGTGTTTCTCCAAGCGTATCCGTCACGGCAATTACGGGCGGTCATCGCGTCACCATTGTTGATGCGGCTGGTACGAAATCTTTTGATGTGATGGATGGCGAAGATGGCAAGGATGGCGAAAGCGGCAGTACGGTCACATCTGATAACATTGCAACAGCACTGAAAAAGAGTTGGACGGGATCGACTGTGCCGAATGATATTCCAAACGGAATAACCTATGTTGGGGGTTCTGGTAGTGAAGCGACAGGTTTTCCTTCAACCTATTGTACTTGTCTTGCTGTTAAGAGCGATAACGCCAGATGCTTTCAAATTGCCGTTCACAAGGAAACCAGTGAAATGTGGGTGCGCTCTTCTGTTGATGCAAACACATGGAGAAATTGGAGAAGGATCAGTTATCCCGGCAAAGGCTCCTATACGGTCACTCTTTCTTCTTCCGAGTGGACAAAGCAGAGTAATGGAACATACACCCAAAACGCCAGTATTTCCGGCATAACATCAGCCAGCAAGGCGATTGTGGATATCAACATGAGTTCTGCCACAACCAGCACATATGCGGCGCTTTCGGAAGCGTGGGCTATGATTGGCCGAGCGTATACCGGATCAAACGTGATTACCTTTGTGTGCTACGAAGGCGCACCAGAAACCAATCTTTCAGTAAATGTGGAAGTCTTGTAAATGGAAGATCAGCAAGGGGTGAGAGGAATGCTTGAAATCAAAGGGAACGGTGTCCGGCTGACAAGAGGAGACAGTACGCGATTCACGTTGCGTCTGGAAGGGCTTGAGGTGCCGAACGGAACACGGGCGCTGTTCACAGTGAAGAAACGCGCATGGCGTTACGAAGCGCCTGTGATCGAGGAAAGCTTTGTTGCGCTCAATAATGAAGTGGAAGTGATTCTTTCGCCGGAGCAGACAAACATTAGCACGGGCGACTACGTGTGGGATCTTCGATTGTTTATCGAGTCAGAGGATGGCTTTGATGTAATGACACCAATGACATATGCTGCGTTTGACGTTGTGGAGGTGATTGCCAATGAATGAAGCTGAAATCAGGCTCCAGTTGGAGAAGTGGAAAGGATACAGCGCGTATGAAGTAGCTGTGCAGAACGGATTTGACGGCACGCAGCAGGAGTGGCTGGAAAGTCTTGCAGGCGGTACGCTACAGATTACCGTCAATGGGAAGAGCGTGGACACTTCCGGCGATATCAAGGTGTACGCAGGGGACATCAAAATGGACGGTGGCGCGATGAACACCGTTGCTACGAAGCTTGCTACGCATGATGAGCGTATTGAAGAAAAGGTGAACACTGCGGACATCGTGAACAACTTGACCAGCGGCGGCACGGCCAAGGTGCTGAGCGCGGAACAGGGGAAGACGCTGAAAGCACAGATCGACAGTCAGGCATTCAAGGCAACCGCGACGCTTAGCGCTTCCGGCTGGTCTGGCAGCGGGCCGTATACGCAGGAGGTGACAGTTTCGGGCGTTGCTTCGGGCGATGAGCCGACGGTGGACGTGAATCTGGCGAGCGCGTCCACGGAAGCGGCCATTGAAGAACTGGAAGAGGCATGGTCGATGGTGAAGAAGGGAACGACCGCATCCGGCGCCATCACCTTCATCGCGCTTGAGAAACCAGAGATCAACATCCCGATCAAGGTGAAGGGACGGTGAGATGAATGGGCGATTGCTATATTGTGAGAAGAGGCGGCAGCGTATCCACGAAGCTGCCGGATTTCACCTATTCCGGTACATATGAGACGATTCTGGATGACGAAAATAACTGGCGCGTGAAATTCAAAACAAGCGGCACGCTGAGGCTGGCAAGAGACGTTTCTGTGGATCTGTTTGCTGTGGGTGCTGGAGGCGGCGGAGGCGGCGGAGGCGGTCATCGTGGTGCTGGCGGTGGGTATACCATCACAAAGAAAGGAATCACGCTGAAAAAAGATACCAGCTATACGGTCACCATAGGCGCTGGTGCAGACGGTGCAGATGGCGGATACACCAGCATCTTCAATGGCTCGACAGAAGTGATCAAGGCCAACGGAGGAAAAGGCGCCGGAAATGGTGACGGCGGATCGGGCGGCGGTGGCTATGGCGGCACGAGCAGTTCCCATAGCGGCGGTGCTGGCGGCAGCGATGGATCTGACGGCGGGAACGGAAGCAGTTCGTCTTACTTAGGCGGCAAGGGTCAGAGAACCACGACCCGAGAATTTGGCGAAAGTTCCGGCACCTTGTACGCTGGCGGCGGCGGTGGCTCTTCCTATGCCGGCACTGCCGGCAAGGGCGGTGCAGGCGGTGGCGGCAATGGTTCTGTTGGCAGTGCTGATGCGAAGGACGGCAGTACAAACACTGGCGGCGGTGGCGGTGGCTGTGCCTATTATTCAGGGCAGGGCATGAAGTCTACTACCAAAGGCGGGTCTGGCATTGTTGTGATCCGGAATGCGAGGTGAGCGGAATGAACTATGCACTGATTGAAAACGGCAAGGTAGAAAACATTATCTGGCTGTACGAAGGCAATGCTGAGGAATTCCCGAGCGCTGTGCATGTCGGTGAACGTCCTGTGCGCATAGGCGATACGTGGGATGGAACGCACTTTTACCGAAACGGCGAAAAAGTGCTGACGCCTGCGGAAACGGTGCAGCAGGAAGCCGATGACATGAAAGAGGCGCTGGCCTTGCTGGGGGTGACGATGGATGAATAAATGGTTGGAAGCGGCCAAGCCCATCCGTGAAGTGATGGACAAGGCCGGAAGCATGCTGGATGACGCAGCGGCTTCCACGGTGGTGGAGCTGTATCCGCATTTGCAGAGGAACGGCGAACTGGTGCAGGCCGGCACGCGCATCAACTGGAAAGGACAGCTCAAGCGTGCAGCGGTGGATCTGTGGGACACCGAAGCGAACGACCCGGAGCATGCGCCTGCCTTGTGGGAGGATATCAGCTATCGTGACGGCTACCGGATCATTCCCGAGACAATTACCGCCGGTACGGCCTTTGCGCTGGATGAAATCGGCTGGTGGAAGGACAAGCTGTACCGCAGCCTGATGAGCGCGAACGTGTATACTCCGGAGCAGTATCCGGCTGGCTGGGAACTGGTTGAAACCGAGTAACAAACGGGCACGGGAAACCGTGCTCTTTTTTGATGCAACGGGAGAAACGGCAGGCGGCATATTGGTATGCTTGGGCTGACAGCTCCTTTTAACGAACGAAAATGCTTTGGGAGGGTAGCAAGGATGAACAAGCAGACTGAATGGGAAAAGTTGCTGCAGGAGCAGACTGCCGGCGGAACAGCGGCAGCTAAGAGCACTCCGTCTACGCAGACCGGCGTGAATGCTCAGACCAGCGTGGACATGAACAAACAGACGATCAACCCCGGATCGATCACGCAGAGCTATTACACGAATCCGCTGACGTACAAAAACTACGAAAGCCAGCAGCGGCCTGTGTACCAGCAGAGTCAGGCGGTGATTGACGCTGGGAACCGGCTGACGCAGCATGAGCAGAACAAACCGGGCGAGTATCAGAGCCTGTATAATGACCAGATTCAAGGGCTGATCGACAGCATTCTGAACAGGGAGAAGTTCCACTACGACTTCGCCGCTGATCCGATGTACCAGCAGTACGCACAGCAGTACCAGCGCGGCGGCCAGATGGCGATGAAGGATGCGATGGCTGAGAGTGCCGCACTGACCGGCGGATACGGCAACAGCTACGCACAGCAGGTTGGCCAGCAGACCTATCAGCGGTACATGGAAGACCTGAACAACATCATCCCAGAACTGCGCGATGCTGCCTACAACATGTATGTGAACGAGGGCAACACCATGCGCGACAACCTTGGCATGCTGCAGACCGAGGATGACCGCGACTACGGAAAGTACCGTGACACTGTAACCGACTGGCAGAACGAGCTGAACTACTTCTACAACGTATTCAGTGATATGAGCGACGCGGAGTACCAGCGCTATGCGAACGACAGCGCAGCATGGGAAGCTGACAGGGCGTACTGGTATCAGAAGGCGTATGACGAGCAGCAGCAGAGGAATTGGGAGGCTCAGTTCAATGCTATGTATGGAGACGGCGGTTCCGGTGGCGGTGGTGGCGGTGGCGGTTCCAAATCGAGCAGCATTTCGCTTTCCTCTACGACGCAGGCCGGTGCTGCCAAGGAACTCGCAAACCTTGTGAATCAGGGGAAAGTGAAGGCTGGCAGCGCGACTTACAATAAGCTGCTGGACGAAGTTAACAAGAAGATCAATGTTAAGCCGACTCAGGGAAATCAGGCAGCCAAGGGCAGCTCTGGATATACGAAGTGAGGTGAAACATTTTGAACGCAAAAGATATTTTGGATGAAGCTAAGAAAAGAGGACAAGCAAAAACCAACAAAAATGCAAGAGATGTGCTGAATGATTCCCGCCGACTGCAGTGGCTAGGCCCTGTAAGAAGTTTCACGCCGCCTAGTGCGCCCGCAACGACGGCAAAACGCGATCCGTTTGAGACTATCAAAGAGATTCATGAGAACCGCCCTGTGGTGCGTAAAATCGTGCCGAGCGAAGAAAGGCCCTTTTATGCTCGCACGACTTGGGGCGACTATCTGTACGGCGAGCAGGAAGAAGAAAAGAAGCAAAAGCGTGTAATGCCTGCCGGAAACACAGCCGAGCAGGATGCGATGAACATGCTGATGGCCAAGCAGATGCCGTACATGGCAGGCAATGGATTGATGACCCGCAAGCCTCTTGGCCCGACTCCGAGCGAAATGGAAGAGAAAAAGGCGCAGCAGGCCAGAGACGACGCAGCAGCCATGTACCTTACCGCACCGGCAAGCACGCAGAAGCCGACAGTGCCAAGCCAGCCTATGCATAGCACCAACGTACAGCAGACGGAACAGAAGAGCGCGTCCCCGTGGTCTGAAGAACAACTGGCTGCTACCCGTGCGGCTGTGCAGGGCGTAACAGGCGAGCCATATGAACCGGAAGAGCGCAAACCTGCGAAGGATCTGCTGGATGGAGATGTGCTGGAGTGGTACAACACGCAATCCACCAGCAAGGCTCTGGACAAAGGATATCTGAACAAGGACAAGCTGAGTTATCTGGAACAGCTGGCGCTCGACGGCGGCATGATGAGCCAGTCTGAAGCGGACATCATCAAAGGGATGTACGACGAAGCACACAGAGGTTTCATTGACATCGTAAAGGATGAGGCTGCTGATCTTGGCAAAAACGCCTATGACTTTACCATTGGCACTGTTACTGGGAAAACCGCTGGCATGCTGATGGAGGAAGATAAAAAGAACAACGCACAGAGCGTTGATTTCGGCACGTTTGCAAAATCGCTTGCATACAAAACTGCTGGCAGCTTCAACGACTTTTTGCTTGGCATTGGCGAGAACTATGCGGACTGGGCAAAGGATTCCATGCGGATGCTTGGCATGCAGGTGAGCGATGGCAATCCTTTGACATCTCTGCGCACGAAGAACGCGGAAATCATGGCACGCGAAACGGCAGAAATGAACCAGAACGGCACTTGGGGACAAAAGATGCTGTTTGATACGCTGTCCAGTTTTGCCAACAGCGGCATCATGATGTTCATGGGACAGGGCTTGAATATCGGCGCTACCAATATGGCTGGTGGCGGCAACTTTGCCGTGAACCCGGCATTGACTGCCAATCGCATTGCGAACATCTCCAGTGGTATGCAGATGGCCCCCTTTGCGCTGCAGAGTGCTACAGAGGCGTATGATGCTGCGGAAGAGCAGAACCTGCCCGGATGGCAAAAGGCAGCCAGCGCCATTACTGCAATGCTCATGAGCTATGCAACCAATAGCCCGACCTATGAGGACTACATGAAGCGCGTTGGCCTTGGCGTACCGCACAATGCTGAGATGATGGCGCAGAACGCAGCCAAGAACAGCATGAGCATGAGCCAGAAAGCCTATGCATGGTTGAGCGATACGCTGCTTGGCATGAGCACGGCAGAAGGCTTGCAGGAGGTTTCGGAAAGCCTGACGCTGAAGCTGAACAGCGATGCGTGGGCCAGAACGTTCTTTGATCTGGGCAAGTGGAACGAATGGAGCAACGACGCAAGGCAGGAATTTGTCGGTGGTTATCTGAGCGGCGCTATCTTCAACGCTGCCAGCCTTCCGAGCTATTTTGCAAGCAACCAGCTGTATCAACAGATGATGGAAGGTGAAGTGGAAACCAATGCCGACACCCTTTCTGAACTTGTGATTCAGACCGCAAAGGATGCACAGAGCAAAGAGGGACAGGCGGCGCTTGCAGAAGCTATGCAGACTGCAGATGCACAGGTAGCTTCCGTAAACGGTCCGATTGATCCTGTGCTGGCTGGTGCTGCCGAAGGGTATGTGGATCTTGAAAAGGCACTTAAAGGCGGCTTGAAAGAAGCGCCCGGTGAGGGTGCAAGCACTCTTCTCAGCCACATCAGCGATGACCTGATCATGGGCAAACCGAGCAACTGGGAAGCACTGAAAAATGAAAAAGGAGCTACGGGGGCCGCGTTGCAGGTCGCTGGCGAAGCGCTTACGGATTCTTTTGTTGAATCCCTCAGCGGTGAAGCCGGCAACCCTATGGCAGGTACTGGTGCGCTGATCAAAAACAATATGATACCGGGGCTGCAGAAAGTGCCTGAAGGATATGTGGATCGTAAAAAGGCGGAGAAGGAAGCAGCACAGCAGACGGCACCTGTGCAAAGCGCACCTGTGTACGAAGGAATGGATGCGGAAACAGCGCGGAGAGAAAGCCGCGAAGCATCCGCTCAGGAAGCCGCGAGGATTGCCGGAAACAGGGCTGCTGATGACACCACGACCGAGAATAAGGGTACGGAAACAAAGCCCCAAAACAGGCGGAAAACGCCGAATAACCCCAATGCGCTGAAACAGGCTGCACGCGGCGTTGTGTTCACCAAGGACAAGGGCAGCTCTCCTGTGACGGTGACGGGCATCGACCATGTGGAAGACGGCGAAGTGTACGTGACCACGACGGACGCAAACGGTGTGGAAAGCGTGCAAGCGCAGAGCGAGATCGACTTCGACAGCGACATGGGCGAACTGCTGGCGAGCGAGGATATCCGGCGAATGGATTCCAAAGGCGTAGCCTCCTACCTGAACGGATATGACAGCACGCTTGCAACGCCTGAAGAGTATGCCAAGGCATTCATGGGCGTATATGAGCGTGCCCGCAGCGGGCTTGACTATTTCAGCTCTGTGGCTTCCAGCCTTGCTGCCAACGCCCGACTGAATGCACAGGCGGCAAAGGATGCATTCCTTTCCGGCTTGGCTCAATTCAACAAGGAAAACGGCGTGCAGGTGGGCATGACTCGAAAGGTGCAGGAGACGATCATCGACCGGCTGAACAAGCTGACCGGCGGCAAGATTCGGCTGACGGATCAGGACTTGGGCGGCGCGAATGCTCAGGTGAACATGGCCACCGGCGAGATTCTGATTTCCACCAATGCAGAAAAGGGCGCGTATGCGTATTACGCTGTGCATGAAGCAATCCACCTGATGAAGAAGAGGAACGCCAAGGCATGGACGAACTTCCAGTCTGTGATGATGGACGTGCTGGATGATCATGGCGTGGATGTTTCTGCGGCGATGCAGCATGTGACCGATCTGTACGCCAGCAGAGGGCATGAGCTGGATCTGGACGCAGCATGGGAGGAAGTGATCTGCAATACCGCGCCGGCATTCCTTCAGGATAAGGAAATTGTGCGTGACCTGATCAGCAGAGACCGCACGATGGTTGAGAGGTTTGCGGATACGATCCGTGAGATCGTCGACAAGATGAGCAGCGTGCTGAACGGCCTTGGCGACGACATGAGCAAGCTGGAAGGATGGAAGGGCATGCAGGCGCTGAAGGACGACCACGAAAGCCTGCGGAAAATCTATGACTGCCTGATGGAAGGGCTGGAGGAGACGAGCAGGCAGGATGGTTCGACAGAAACGGATACCAAATGGAGCCTGAAGGATACAGAGCACATGAGCTGGAAAGATCAGGTGCTAAAAGTGATTGACGGAACGATTCGTAGAAGTGCAAACCTGAACGTTGCAAAGTCAGGCGATATTATGAGCGTGTTTGGAATGGCTGCAAAACCAATTGGCATGAACATCAGTGATTTGAATAAAATCATGCGAGAAGCTAAAGGAAGCAGAAGTTCTCATGCAATTCCCGAATCTGTTGTACTGGCTTTTTCGGATGAACTCAACAATCCAAAGGTGGTATTTGATAATCAACAACGCAATTGCCTGTATGTTGTAATGAGCCAAAAGGGGAAAACAAAAAATCCTGTTGTGGCAGTTATTCACAAAGATCAGGTTGACCCAGTCGGAAACCCCATGCATCAACTTAAATCGGCTTATGAGATGGATAATCCATTTCAGTATATGATGGATCATCTTCCGCGTGGAAGCAATTTCTATGCAGAAAGCAACGAAGCACTCCTGCAAGCCATGGCCGGAGCGCAAAGTTCAATCGATGCGGCCGATATCCATGCGCTTGAAGAGCGCTTCAACAGGATTGTAATTAAAACAGATGATTCTGTCAATATGAAAAACAGCCTTCGGGAAAACATAGACGGCGTTGATGTGGTCAATGGTTCTGTAGTGAAGTACAGTCTGCGCTCGTGGACTGATCAGGAACAGGAGAAAGCTCGGAAGGAACTGGTCAAGAGCGGGTATGAGAAAGAAGCTGTTGACAGCTGGATCAGCGACGTAAACAGTGTAGCCTCCATCGTTGCAAGCGACAAAACGAGACTTGATTTTGAGGCAGATCCAGATCAGGTGATGCTGAAAAACAACGAGGAGTACTACAAGACGCTGGATGCTTCCACGCTGTGTGCGAAGAGACTTCTGTATCAGGGAACCTTCAACGCAATTCAGCACAGGCTTCCGGGTACTGTTATGACATCGGACAGGCTGCTGGATCTGCTGAACATGATGAAGGATGCAGGATACGAAACACCTTGCGGCATCTGCTATGTGGAAAGCAGAAGAAGGCACCTTGGCAAATTTGCTGACCAGTGGCTGAACGGACGGCCCGCGACCAAGGATCAGAAAGCGTGGGCACCGTACAGCGGCGACTACATCCCGACGCTTGATGAGCTGACTACGACGGACGGCCTTGCCAAGCTGAAAGCCAATCACCCGGAGACCTATCAGGACTTTGTGGACAAGATGGCAAGCCTTGGCTCTTCCAATCCGAAAATCGTAGAGCTGAGAACTGATTACAGGGGCGACATTCGCAAGATCAACAAGGCTACGGCTGAAAAGATCCGGCGCATCGGTGGTCTTCGCGTGCAGTCTTTCAGCGACTTTGAAACGCCTCATATGCTGGATATGATGCAGGCCGTGCTGGACATGACCAGCAAGAACCTGACTTCTCAGGCATATACGAAGGTGCCGAACTTCGCGTGGGTGTTTGGCGATACAGGTATCAAGATCAATCTGTCCCTGATTGCGGAAGGCAATGGCCTTGATGAGAATGGAAACCTGATCTTCAGCAGCTCGGAAGGCATGGACATCAGCGAAGCGTTGAAACTGCGTGAACGTTACAGCGAGAACGTTGGAACGATCATCGTAGGTGCGAATGATGCGCACATCAAGGCGGCGATGGCTGATCCGCGAATCGACTTCATCATTCCCTTCCACAGAAGCGGATGGGGCCAGAATGAACTGAAAAAGGTTGGCGTGCTGCAGGAGTACACTGACTATCAGGCGAGCCAGAACGAGCGAATCATCAAGGGATACAAGAAAAACGGATCTCCTGACTATGGGAAGCCTGAAGGCGGCAACTTCTACCCCATTGACTATTGGGACTACAGCAAGACTGGCGACGAGAATGCTGCCACCTACCTTCGTATGTGCGAAGAAGACGGGCGCGTGCCGAAGTTTGATCAGTTCCTGACCAAAGATGCTGACGGCCATTGGGAAGCACCCAGCGGATACTGGAAACTGCTGATCGACTTCAAGATGTACGACAACGACGGCAATGGTGCTCCGCAGAAAACTGTGCAGCCGAAGTTCAACATGACTGAGGCCCGCAGAGTGCTCGACGAGTATCAGGGCGGAGCAAACGAGCTTCCCGTTGCACAGGATATCGTTGACAGGTTTGTGGACGAGATTGAGGCTGAGGAAGCGGAAGAAAGCAACGAGGAGAACATGAAGTTCTCTCTGCGCGAAACCGACGAGACTGTGCAGGAAGGCCTGACCACGCTGGGCGATCTGTTCCATCTGACCAGTGCCCACCGGATGACCGACAAGGAAGCCATGTACGTTGCCCGCAGGGTGAAGAAAGCTGCGCAGAGCGACATGAACACGGAAGAGCTGGCGGGAAAGGTGAAGCACATCTACGACTACGTGGAGCGCGGAGGCAAGAACGTGAGCTTGGAGAACGTGGACAGCGAGCAGATTGCGCTGGCTGAAGAAGTGATGGCGACGAGCAAGACGCTGGACATGGAGCACGAGGAGCGCATGAAGCCGATCCGCAATTATCTGCGCACGACACCCATTCAGCTGACGGACGCACAGAAGCAGGAAGCAGCTGGCCTTGTTGGAAGCATTGGCGAATACCGCAGGATGGTGTTTGGCCGCGCAAGGATCGTGAACAACGGCACCAAGCTGGACAGCCTGTGGCCTGAGTTGAGCGCGATGGATGCAAAGCTGTTCCCGCCTGATGCTGGCGAAGCTGAGATGGCTGCGATGCTGCTGGATGCTGTGGATGCGATGGCTCCCGTGTATCAGAACGGCAGCGGTCTGAATGCCATGGAAAGCGCACAATGGCTTGCTGGTGAGATGAACCGGGCTTATCTGGCGCTGGCTGGTGTGCAGGCGGCGGCAAAGGAACAGCAGGAGCTTGGCATCAAGCTGAACCAGTACCGGAAGATGACTGAGCGCTTTGCCACGGAACACAAGGCTGCATTCGATGAGGTAAAGGCAAAACTGGAAGCCAGCGTTGACGCTGAAAAGGAGAGACTTAACCAGCAGGCAGAAGCCAATCGCAGGAAGGACAGGATGGAAGCCAAAGCAGATGCTGCAGCATATGCCAAGAAGCAGATTGCCGCTGTGGAAGCCAAGGCTGCTCAGGAAAAGGCTGAGTACCGCGAGGCGATGCAAGCCAAGGACAAGGCGTGGCGCGAGAAGTACAAGGCAGACCGGAAGGAAACCAGCAGGAAGCAGCGATACCGTGCGCAGATCCTGCGGATGACCAACGACCTGCTGAAGAAGTTGGAGAAGCCGACAGATAAGAAGCACGTGAAGGCTGGATTGGATAAGGCAGTGATGGACTTCCTTGGAAGTCTTGAACTGGGCGGAAAAAACAAGACCACTCAGGACTTGCATAGCCGTATCGTCCATCTGCAGCAAGCGGTGAAGAACGCACAGGAAGGCAATGATGGCAACACTGATAAGCAGTACCTGATTCGACCTGAGTTGTTGGATGATATGGCAACTCTTTCCGAGGAAGTGAAAGGTCTCGGAAGCATGGCGGAATTGACAGCAGACCAGATGCGTGATATGAGGGACATGATTCGAGAAGTGACCCACATTGTAAGCATGGCCGATCAGATGTTCACCATGGGGAAAAATGCAACGATTGCCCAGATGGGAGACCAAACCCGTGAAGAGCTTAGCCAGAAGAAGGACAAGAAAGACCGCAAAGGTTATGCTGCAAAGATGGACGAGATGCTTAACACCGGAATGCTTGATAGTTTCCATGCATTCGATCTTCTTGGGCCTACCGGTCGCGAAATTCACCAGAAACTGCGCGAAGGCTTAGACAAACGGGTACAGATGCTTGATGAAGCAGCGGAATTCGCTCGTGAAGCATGTAAGGGTTTGGACAAAGCTGTCCTCAAAGGTGCCAAAGCAAAGAAATCGACCTACACGGTGGCAGCTGGCTCCATTGAGTTGACCAAGGCGCAGGTGATGGGACTGTACTGCTTGAGCAGACGTGAGGAGGCAAAGACGCATCTTTACAACGGAGGCATTCGTACAAAGGAACACAAGATTCCTCTAAAGGTAACTGAAGCGGAAGTGAAGCAGATCACGGATACGCTGACGGACAAAGAACGTCAGGTAGCAGAAGCCTTGCAAGAGTTCCTTACAAAAATATGTGGCAAGTGGGGCAACGATGCGAGCCTGATCTTGTTTGGCTACGAAAGAAACTCTGAAGGCTTCTACTTCCCCATGAACGTTGACAAGAACACTGTGCAGACGAAGGAAACCGAGGAAGGCAAAGAAGGAGATCTGATGTCCATCATCTATCCCAGCTTTACCAAAGCCCTCAAGCAAAATGCCAACAATCCGCTTATGATCGAGGACATCTTCGACGTATTCACCAAGCATGTTAGCGAAATGAGTGCTCATAGTGCATTTGCCGCTCCTCTTGCTGACCTGCTTCGCTGGTACAACTACAAGCCGAAAGATGTCGGCCCCAGCGTGAAAACGATGATTGAGGCAAAGTTCGGTGTGCAGATGCAAAAATTCATCACTACGTTGATTCGTGACTTGAACGGATCGGCAAACAGCGCATATACACCGGGTTTCGCAGAGAACTTCACGAAAAAGGCAAAGAGTGCTTCCGTTGGTTTCAATGCACAGGTAGTCATCCAGCAGCTTTCGTCTATCGTGAGAGCGAATGTGATGATGAGTCCTAAGTACGTTTTGTCTGCTTCTAAAACTGTAAGTCCGAAAAAACTGGCCGAAGCGAAAAAACTGGCGTTGCAGTATTGCCCGATTGCCAAGTGGAAGAGCATGGGCTTCTATGAAACCAACCTTGGCAAGAACCTGCGCGACATGATGTTCGACGGTGACGGAGTGTTTGAAGCTTTGAAGGAACTAGGTAACAAGGCTTTCAGTGGACAGCTGACACTTGAATCCGTGAAAAATCTGCCTGCAACGATGTTTGGTGGAAGAAGCATAGCAGAAGGCCTTACAGACGCAGGCATGCTGCTGGCCGGCAAGATGGACGAACTCACTTTCTCCAAACTGTGGATTGCATGCGAACAAGAAACACAGGATATGCACAGTGAACTGCAGGTTGGCAGTGATGAATACTACCAGCACGTTGGAAAGCGCCTGAGTGAAATCATCGACTATACTCAGGTGGTGGATTCTCCACTTCATCGGACTCAGATGATGCGAAGCAAAAACTTTGCTGCTCAGTCTGCCACAGCTTTCATGAGCGAACCAATGAAAGACTACAACATGATTCGTCAAGCCATCAGCAAATTTGCAGAGAATCGTCGAGATCCTGTGGCAAAAGCAAAGCTGGCACGCGTAATGACTGTGTTTGTGGCACAAGCTGTGGTCAATGCAGCTCTCAAGAGCGTGACAGGTGCTGTGCGTGATGACGACGAGGACGAGAGCCTTGGCGAAAAGTACGCTCAGGCTTTTGCCGGCAACGTGGTTGACGGTCTGAATCCGCTGAGTATGATCCCTTATGTGAGCACTGTGACGGACCTCTTCAACGGTTACAATACGAGCAGTCTTGATGCACAGGCGATTGAGAAGCTTTTACAGTTTGCGGAACAGGGGTATAAAGCCGCAAAAGGAGAAAGCAAGTGGAGCGGATACATGTGGCTTCGTTCGTTTGCCTCCACTTTTGGCTATCTTTCTGGTATTGGCGCAGATAACCTCATTCGAGAATTTGCCTCTTTGTACAACACTGCTGCGATTCAAGCTGGCGGAAGACCGCTTTCTTATCAGCACGAGACTGCCACTGCTTCCGTCGCGTATGAAAACATGTACTACGCTATGATTGGCGGCGACAAGAAGACCTTTGACAGAATCGACGGTAAGCTGAAGGCTGACAAGGACAGCCCGAAGAGCAATTCCGACATCGACACCGGCATTGGCAAACTGATGGCTGATGAAGACGAGCGTGTGCAGCAGGCATGGGAAGCGAAGGCTTCCGGAAAGATCACGGAGCTGAACAAGCTTCGCAGTGAGATGACTGCTGAACTGGCTGGCATGCTTGGAAAGGAACGCGCGAACGAGGTGGTGGACAAAGCGATCACCACCTACGGCAACAAGGTAACTCCGAAAGAAGAGGAAGAGTTTGACCCTGAGAAGGCGCTGAAGGTGCGCATGTACTCCACCAAGGACGTAGCACAAGGCGTGCGAAACTTCGCAAACGGAACCGCAAGCCAGACAGACGTAAAAGCCATGCTGAGCGAACTGGTAGCAGACAGCGAGGCGAAAGATCCGAAGAAGAGCACCTACAGCAACGTGCTGGCAGAGGTGAAGCCGGAATACATCGCGGCGGCGAAGAAGGGCGACCGGACGACCACCGGCAAGCTGGGCCGTGCGATGAAGAACCTGCTTGGCGTGACTGACAAGGAAATGGACAAGTGGGTGACGGACAGCTATGCGGACGATCTGAGAACTGCTGTGGATGCCAACAGCATCGGAAATGCCAAGAACGTGATGGCGAAGCTGAGAGCCAGAGGGCTGGATGACTATGACATCAAGGACAAGCTTTCCAAGTACCGGCAGCTGTACATTGACGCGATGAAACGCGGTGACAGGGCAACAGCCAACAATATCAAGCGCACCCTGATGGGACTTGGCCTGAAGTACAAGGACGGCGGGCCGATGTACACCGAAAGCACATTCACTGGCTGGATGCAGTAAAAGAAAGGGGACAGGCGATGGCCTGTCCTCTTTTTTTATTCATATCAATCAAATATTTCTTTTCGCTTGTTGTAGTATATCGTATTGATTAACAAAAGAATGCATCCAACAACAACTTGTACAATTGAGTTCCAGCCATGGGCCTCAAAAAAACTAACTTTGGATTTCATAGCGAATATAAAGACATAGCAAACGTTAATCAACGGCAGAGCAATGATCAAAAGTTTCAGCAAAACAATCCCAAAAGCTTTGAAGTTTGCAAGCTTATATAAAGCAACTATGCTAAGAACTAAAAACACTATGCGAATAAGGCCCCAAATAGGATGTACGTTGCTAAGATCCGGAAAGCGAATAGAGAGAGCAGAATTGCCCTTTCCAAAGAAAGTAAGAAGGCACACGAGAAATTCAAGGAAAGAACCGATTGATAGCATAGCGACTATAAATTGGTGCCATTTTAGTTTGTAGTTGTTTATAGGATCGTAAGTTGAATCCGATACGTTTGCGATTTTTTCATTTTCCATCACGTTACCTCCCTGTATTTTCTTCCAAAAATGTACAACTTTCTTATTTTATAAATAACAAGTATCGTTTTTTATAATAAAAATAAGAAACGATCATTAGAATGATAGCGCTTATGAAAAGCCCTGCGCCTTCCGATAGATCCAGCAATTCAACTTCTGCTGCTGTGTTGATTGCTCTTGCATAGAAGTTTGAAAGAATTGGAAAAAGAATGAATTGCGTCAATAGTAGCGATACACTAGACGGATGAAAGCTGGCGAGCTTAAAGCGTGCATGTACAATAAAAATCGCAAGTGCGATAAAGAGAATGCCAAACAGTATATCGATTTGTGCGATTTTTGGCTGAAGACTGTATATGTCTTCCTTATACTCTCCCCATTGCAAGCCAAAAATCAAATTACATGCTCTTAGAATACATGCAACAGCTCTGAACCAAAGTGAAAAATAAATTAGAAACTTATGCCACTTGAGCTTGTAATAAATTGAAAACGGAGAATTGGCTCGCTCCAATAATTCTTTTTCGTTTTTCATTATAATCCCTCCACCGTTTTGCGAGAATGTAAAAACAGTATAATCCTTCCAAAAGTTTGGTCAATATCCTCTGTGTATTTTAGGTGTTTTTTTCTCCGGCGGGAGAAATGCGCATGGAGTATTGGTATGCTGTCAGCGAAGGGAGGAACGGAGAATGGGCAGCAAGGAATGCGTTGACAAAGCATTGTCTCTTGTTGGGCAAGGATATATATACGGCGCCAAAGGACAGACCTGCAGCAAGGCATTTCGTGAACAGCAGGCAGAACAGTATCCGGATCAGGCCGGGAACATTCTTGGAACGGGGGCTAAATGGGACGGCATTCCAGTGTGGGACTGTGCGCAGCTGACAAGGGCTGCAGCAAAAGCCGGAGGCGTTACGATTGTAAGCGGGGCTACGAGCCAATGGAACAAGACAGACTGGGAAAAGAAAGGCCCCATTGATACGATCCCTCCCGGCGAAACTGCATTTGTGTACAGGCAGTCCGGTGGGAAGATGCAGCATACAGGCGTTGCGCTTGGCGATGGAACATGTGTGCATGCAAGGGGCACTGCATACGGCGTTGTAAAGCAAACGATGAACGAGTATGCATGGACGCACTGGGCTGTGCCAAAATGGCCGGAAGAGGAGGAGGAGCCAGTGAGCTTGGATGTGCTGTATGAAGCGACTGTGACCGCTCAGAATGGGAACACAGTCAACATGAGAAACGAACCCGGCGGGAAGGTTACAGAGCGCGTGCCTGTAGGTGCTAGCGTTGATGTAATTGCAGATGCAGGAGCAGGATGGGCAAAAATTGTGTACGACATGGATGTTGGATATATGCAGACAGCTTTTTTGAAGAAAAACAGCGACCAAAGCGACAGCACGCAATGGGAAAAACGTGTGCTGGAATTGCTGGAAGGCATCCATGAAGCAGTAACGGGAAAGGAGGGCGGCTGATGTTTACATTTGAACAATGGATCGCCATTCTTTCGCTGCTGCTGGCCGGTGTCACTTTTGTGATGAACAGACGAAAAGACAGCAACAATGACGCAGCCTATCAGGCGCGCATGGATGCAAAGCTGGACACGCTCAACAGCGGCATGGTGGACTTGCGTGTAGAATTCAGATCCACGCAGAAAACGCTTGAAGACCATGGCGAACGTCTGAGCAAATGTGAAGAAAAAGCAACATATGCGCTTAGAAAAACGGACGAGCTGGAGGCGCTGTTCCACCGTGCGCATCCACCTGAACGATGAGCGGAAACTCGAATACAGAAAGACAAGAAAGGAGATACACTATGAAAATCAACTGGAGAATTCGTATTCTGGACAAACAATTCTGGCTTGAAATTGTGCCTGCCATCCTGCTTTTGGCGCAGGTTGTGGCGGCGCTGTTTGGCTTTCAGCTGGATCTTGGCGACCTTGGAAACAAGCTGATTGCAGTAATCAACGCTGTGTTTCTGGTGCTGACCATCATTGGTATTGTGCGCGATCCTACCACACCCGGCGTGAGCGACAGCGAACGTGCACAGAATTACATCGCTCCTGGAGTGCTTCCGGAGGGGAAGTGACCCGGCCTTGAAGATTTCCAGAATGTCGCATGCAGATTACAATCGGTGCAGGAATATGTGCGGATTCAGCGCGGATGAAGAAGAAGTGCTGGACATGCTGAGACATGAGCGAAGCATTGTGGAGATCTCCATGGGCACAGGAATGAGCACGGCGACGGTGAGCAGACGAATCAGGAGCATCAAGGACAAAATCGGTGTTGAACTGTGATAAATATGTGATGCGAAGAAGAGAGGAACATGATGATTCCTCTCTTCTTTTTTATGTTTAAATAACCATGGATGGTGGCCACCCTCCGAAATTCTTATGAATAAGGGGGATCATCTATGGAATACGCATCTAAGGGTGTAGCGGGCACTGGTCTCGGTCTCGGCATTGCAGGCACTGCGCTTGGCCTGTTTGGGGGCGCATTGAACAACATGCTTGGCGGCAACGGTAATGGCGTTTTTTGCAGTGAAAACACGCCGGTAAACCGTTACGACCTGAACATGTCCAAAGAACTTGCTTCCAAGGACAGCGAAATTGCGTTGCTGAAGGCTGACGCATACACCAACCAGAAGTTTGCTGACCTGAACGACCGATACAATGACCGATTCACAAACATCGAAGCGCAGCTTGCCCGTCAGGCTGTGCACAACCAGAAGACCGAGGACAGCTTCGTGCTGGCTCAGGCTGATCTGCGAGCTGTGAAGAACGATCTGGAGTGTCAGATCCGAAATGAGGCTGAGAAGCGTTGCTGCGGCGATAATGCTATTGTGAACTACGTGAATGCGACTTTCTATCCCAAGATGGTTGCTGACGTTACCACCGGCACCACGACCACGGCACAGATGACCTTTAACCCCATTCCTCGCTGCGGCTGTGGCTGCGGTGGAGCTAATGGCTGACGGAGGGTAGCATATGATGGAGATTGCGCGGATTCGTGACGGTGTGATGGACTACGCCACGAGCCACATGATGCCGAAGATGGACAACAAAGGTCAATTCGTACTCGGTCTGGCTCTTGGAGTGGTGTCCAGCAGGCTTGAAGCCATTGTCGGAAAGCTCGCAGACAATGAGCTTCTGAATACCCTTGGCATTATCCAGAATGGACAGATCGATTACGACGCTTTGTACAGCGCCGCCATGGCGCAGATACAGCGTCAGGGGAAGCTTGTGTTGGATGTTCCGATGCTGGGCAGGCTCTCATTTGATGAGCAGGATCTTCGCGATCTCCATCAGAGCATCATGAAGCAGGGAGGAATGTAACATGATGGAGCTGAAAGAGGTACTAATGGACATGCGCAAGGAAGTGCGCTGCGCAGACAAGTATGCAAAGGAAGCTGTGAAGCACAAACACGAGTTTCCTGAACTGAGTGAAGTGTATCACAGGATCTCCGCAGACAAGATGACACATGCGGACATGCTGAGCAAGCAGGGCAAGATGCTTGCAGAGCATGCGCACATGGTGCCTGTGTGGGAATTCGAGGATGAAATGCTTCGGCACGACATGGCAGATGTAAAACGGTGCATGGATATGTATCGGGAGTAAGCACAGGGAGAGGGTGAAACCTCTCCCTTTTTATTGCTTTTTGGCGTAGCAGTAGGAGTAGCAATAGAACGATATTTTCAAGAATCCAGCAGTCCGGAAGAGGTTGATTTATCTAGGTTTTTTAAGAAAATAAGGGCTTTAATGTTGACTACGAATCAAAAGGTCGTGGGTTCGAATCCCGCCGGGCTCACCATGAAAAGCCTTGAAACGTAACGGTTTCAGGGCTTTTCCTTTTTCTTGGAAAGTGGCAAGTGTAGCAGTAGTGTAGCAGTAGAAAATCTTTTGATTAGCCATCAAAGGGAATCTGTGATGGCTTTGAGTTCGGGAAGTTTGGAGTCTTGATAGTAACGGGTCATCTGCGGATCGGAGTGGCCCATGAGAGAAGACTTGTCTTTTTCGTTGCCTTTGACAGCCTTGATCAGGTTGGCGAAGGTGTGGCGGCAGGAATATGGGACGTAGTACGCAGGATGCTCCGCATCAGGAATGCGCTGAATATTGAGAGCAGAGAGAACCGGATAGAAGATCTTTTCACGGAACCATTTATCGTCCATTTGTTTTCCATCATCACGGGGAAAAATGTATGGATTGGCGCTCATGATCAGAGGAAGGATGATGGGGCGGATCTTCGGGCTGATGGTAACGGGTCGATTTGTACCGGCTTCTGTCTTGAATCCGCCGATCAAATATTCGATGTCGCCTTCCTTGTGGTAACTATCACGCGTAAGCTGCAACATTTCATTAGGCCGGTAACCGGTGTAGATCATGCAGTAGACATAATCGGCACCTGGTACCTTGCCAACGGCCTTTCGGATGAGCTCCACTTGCTCAGTGGTAAAGGACGGGTGAGTTCCTTTATGCTCGGAGCCTACATAGATGTATTGCGCATAGTTGGTGGTGTTGAGCTTTCGGCTGTCGGCATATTTATAAAGAAGCGTTCCAAGCGCCTTCATGAGTTCCTTTGTGCGGCGGCCGGCAGTGCATTCGTCCACGCAGTTCTGCAGATCTTCCACACCTAGATCCAGAAAGCGGATGTGCCAGATATCCTTATAATGCTTGTATGCAGATTTGTAGCAATTGATGGTAGAGGCGGACACCTTCTGCTCATGCTGCTCAATGAAGCGGAGATACAGAGCCTGAAAGGTGATGTTTAAATCTGCCTGATTGGCAATGTTTGCTTTGAGGCTTGGAATATAGGCACTGGCCTCTGCTTTGGACGTGAACCCCTGCTTTTTGCGGCGTACAGGCCGCGCAATGCCTTTGTCGTCCAGAATCCATCCGGCGACATAAGAGCATGCCCATTTGCCGTTTTTGAGCTGATAAACGCTACCTTCTCCGTTTGCGCGGCGGCGTGATTTCCGCTTGGTTGCTGTGGCCTGCTTGGCTCCGCAGTGATTGCAGAACAAAGAAGATTCGGGGATTTCCTTTTTGCATTTACGACAGATCATCAATGGTTCTCCTCCTTGACATAGGAGACAATGATCTGTTACAATACAACAGACCGTTTCCTATGTGCTGCTTACATGGTTCGGTTTCTCCCCCAACGTGTTGCCCGCACAGAGGGGGAATTTTTTTATTCTTCTTTATTCCCAACAAGCAGGAATTCCTGCTTGGCGAGGAACATATCCACAACTTTGGACTTTCGGTTGTTTTCTGCCCAAAGATTGTCGTTGTCGGAACGAAGATGCCTCACCTGTTCAAGCAGGAAGTCGATCTTCTTCTGTGCCTCTTCGCGGATGGTTGATATCTCGATACTGTAAGAGGTGTGGATGCCGTCGAGGGCTTTTTGGTATTCTTTATTATCTGCAAGCGCTCGTTCCAGTTCCCGCATGGCATCGTTGAAACGCTTTTCATCCGCACCGTTCTCCTCCTGGAAGGCCAGATAGCACGGATACTTGCTGGTGGAGCCAACGATGGCGTTTTCGATAAGGCGGGCGGTTTCACGCATGATATCCTGATTGGAAGCGGGAGAAAGAGCACGCTCGATCGTTTTAACAGGGAGACCGGAGATCTCCGCAACATCCTGATAGGTGAGACCGTTGATATCCTTCATGTCTCGCATGTACTCTTTCCAGCGGGGAAGAGGGAGGCCGGAAGCACGCGGACCATCGCAGCGTACCTTTCGATGAGGGCAGGATAGACATCGGTTATACGGTTTAGCGGTAAAATCAGTTTGCTTTTTCACGGGGTAACCTCCATTTTGCCGTTATGTTAGGGGGTTGCCTCTCATATTTGAGGACTCTGACAACCTTTATATTGCTGTTCAGATACGTTATTTGAGGCTGTATTTTCAAACGGCAAAATGGTAGGATGAGGTTGGGTCGGAAATGGTTTACATTTCTGGCGGCGGGGGTGCTCAGGTGGTGCTGCGGTGCTCCCGCCATTCATCTATCACTTGGTGCCGTATTTGAAAAGGTGAGGATTATGTGTGACGATGCCGACAGGGTAAAACCAAGAAGAAAGATCAAACTGCGCTTCCCTTCCGGTTGTCCACCTTTAGCGCGATACTGAGTTTTCTACATAAAAATTCAGTATTGACAATGAGAACATGTGTTCGTATACTGTAGTCACGGTCGATGTGGATGAAACAGAGAGGGAGAAGAACATGAATTACAGAGAAGCGATCATCAGGCTGGCCAACAAGATTAACGACGAGGCAATTCTTAGCAGAGTATACAAGATATTGCTGAGAGCTTACAATGCTCAGTAACTTTCAGCTAAAGCCGGGGATGGGATCAGTCTTCCGGCTTTTTTATTTTGTCAAGTTCAGCCTGAATGCTGGTGAATACATCGCGCATCTTTTCCCACCCGCCTGGGCACTTTGCAATTCCTTTTATGAATGCTTTGATGAATTCATCCTCACCGGCTAGCACCTCATCGACAAGCTCGTCATCGGAAGTTGGTGCCGTATCATTGTACATAGGTTCAATACCGCTTTCCAACCATTCACGATTGACTTTGAATTGTGAGCATATAGCTCTCATCGTCTGCTCGCTTGGATTGTTTTCTCCACTAACCAGCTTCTGTAGGCCAGTTCTTGAGATGCCAATTCTATCCGCAAACTTTACTTGTGTAAGTTTTGAATCGGATAGAATTTTTTTTATCCGGTTATTCATGTGAAAAACCTCCTTCTATATATAAATGCTATTTCAAAGCTCAAGCACGAAGACAAGGCCTTCGTGCTGGGCTACTGCGCCCACGCTACGGCTGCTGCTGAAAAGGAGCAGCCCGTGAACCAAAAATAGAATAGCATATTTAATATGCTTTTGCAATAGGTTTGAAGAAAAAAATAAGCATATTTAATTTTCAAAAAACTATTGCAATTGCATATTAAATGTGCTATCATAAGCACACCGAAGCAACCAAGGGTAACGAAGAAATGAAAGGATTGGAAGTATGGCAACAAACTGGCTTACCGATGAAGAGGTCGAACTGGAAATCGCAAGGCTTCAGCAAAGCGAGCATGTGAAGCTGGCGCGGAAGGAACTGCGGCTGAAGTACAAACGCCGCCAAGCGCTGTATCAGCTGCGCAATCTGGAAAAGCGCGGCAAGGAACTGGCAAGAGCCGGTATTACGATTGAAAACATCGAAATGCTGATCGCCATTGCCGAGGATGAAGAAAGCCGAACCGAAGAAACAGAAAGGGGATGATGAAAGCATGTCGGCCAAGGAAAAGAAAAAGATTCTGGAAGCATTCAAGGGGTTTTCCAAGGATGTGCAGATGGCACTGATCGCAGGAAAGGCGCTTGCCGAGCTTGAGAAGCGAGATCAGGGAAATGGAAAGGAGCAAGGAAAATGAAGATTACCAAAGATTATGAAGGCCTGAAGCGCATTGAAAACGGGGATTACGTCCTCGAAGGTGACCTGATTTCTGATGAAAACATCGAAATCGGTTTGGATGATCGGCTGGTTGTTCGTGGGAGCATCCGTAGCGCAAAAAGCATTATTGCAAACATTTCAATGATTGCTGGCTTGGGCATCAAGGCTGGCGAGGGCATCGAGGCTGGCTGGGGCATCGAGGCTGGCGAGGGCATCAAGGCTGGCTGGGGCATCAAGGCTGGCTTGGGCATCGAGGCTGGCGAGGG